GGACCACAGATGAAGAAGAAGAAATTAAAAACTGAAATGCAATTATATGTAGATGAGATAGAAGAATGTATAAAAGCTATGGACGTGCCGATAAAAGATATGTGTGAGAAATACCCACCGAATGTAGTCATGGCTTCTATGCTTGAGGTTTCATTACGAATGTTCCTGTTAGCATCAGGATCAGCAGGTGTTCTTAAAATATTTGCAGGGTGTGTCAGTAATGTGTCAACAATGGGACCATTGGTAGATGCTATGATTGCTTCTGGTCAAGCAACTGACCCTTTGAATTTTAAAGAATTCACTAACTTAAATATCGTACCAAACGATGAAACAGTACACTAGGGAGGTAGTATGAAAAATAAATATAAGATAGTATTTACTCACATGTACTCAACACATTGGGAAGTTGAGGCATATGGTAAAGACGATGCAACACAGAAAGGCTTGGAGTTATCAGAGAAATTTAAGTGGTCACATTCAGCCATGCAATATCTGCACCCAGATAAAACAAAAGAACTTATAACTGTGCCAGACATACAATTACTGGCAGTTGAGGAGCAAGTAGAATGAGTGAAGAAGAACGTATTGAAATACCTAGCGAATACTTGGAGATGGATCCCAAGGAACTAGCTGAGAATGAGACAGGTATACAAAAGATAATTGCGTACCTTCGAAGCACTAGAGAAAACATAAGGGCGGCAGAAAAAGCAGGTAAAAGAATTACATCTAAAGCCGCAACAACTAAACCTAAACAGTTTGATGGCGATCCACTGGCTGTTCTATTAAAGGATACGTGATATGGCAAAGAAATGGAAATCATATTCGGCTCATGAAGCAGGACCAAAGAAGAGAACAAGCATAGGACATAGCATAAGAAGCAGGCCGAAGAACAAACACAAACGCAGAAGTTTTAAAAAATATAGAGGACAAGGAAAAAGAAGATGACAACTATCACAGGAAAATTTCAACCATGGGTTCCTAATTATGGGTATCACTCTTGGACATTGAAAGGTAAGCGAGATAAAGAACTGATGGAGTATTTAGTTAAAAGAAATAATGATGGCAGATTTGTATCTAACGATTACTCTCTTCCAACTAGTGAAGATGTAAGAGTAGACCCAGAGAAACCATTTGTTAAAGATACTTTGGATGAGATACTTGAGCATGTTCGCACAGTTAATAATAAACTTGCGATAATGAAATCTAACTTTGGTTCAGAGGTGTGGGGTCAAGTTAATTACAAAGGTGGTTCTACTGCCATGCATAAACACGATAATTGTTTTGCATTTGTTTATTATGTTAATGCCCCCAAAGATTGTGGCATGTTAAATTGGTATATAAATTATGATACCAAGTTTGAAGTATGTAAAGCTGATCCTGCAAGTAAGTCCTTATTGTTTTTCCCTGGTTGGGTTCCTCATTTTACTATGCGTAACCAGTCAGATGAACCAAGAGTTGTATTAGCAGGTAATTTAGATTTAGGAGGAAGCGATGTTTAGTGAATTGTTCTGGCACTTTAGTGACGTTTTATCAGAAAATAAAAGAAAATATATCATGAAAAAAATGGATGGAGATGAAGGAGATAAAGCTCACGTGATGACACCTGAAGGTCCTTTAGTTGATTCCTCAACGAGAAATGTTAAAGTATCTTGTCTAGGTGCAGATCATGAGTTAAGTCTACTAACTTCTAACTTAGTAGCGATAGCTAATGACCGATCAGGTTGGAAATACAAAATAGATTTTCAAGATCCTTTTCAATATTTAACTTACGACGTGGGAGGACATTATGTGCCTCATGTAGATGGTAACTTAGATCAAGTCTATGTGTGGGATGATTACAGAAGAAACATGTCAGTTGATAGAATAGAAGACGCATATAGATTAGGAAAAATAAGAAAGTTAAGCGTCATATATGCACTCAATGACGAGTTCACAGGAGGAGAGTTTGCTATGTATAGACTAAAAGCTGAGTTAGATACAGAAGCAGAAAAAGTATGGGAAAATTGGAGACAAGAGCAAAGAAAACAAGTTGGGTACAAAGAAGATGAAAGCACAAGGAGACCTGTCCAAGGGGTGATTGCAGAAGAATTAATTATTCCGTTAAAAGCAGGAGATTGTATAGTCTTCCCTTCTGCCGTAATGCACACAGTAAAACCAGTGACAGAAGGTAGAAGATATTCTATTGTTAGCTGGCTTGGAGGTGATAGAATTGGATAGTGGTATAGGATATATAGAAGCACCAAAGTTTCCAAAGTATGTATGGCTTGAAGGAGGCAACGCAAAACAAATGGTATGGGATACGTCTAGTCTTTCATCATTTAGTTCGTGCCCCCGTTACTATAACTTTCAAAATCTTTTAGGATATAAATCTAAAATATATTCTACCGCCACAGGTTTTGGTTCAGCAGTTCATGATGGATTTGAACAATTAGATATGGGCAGGTTCATGGGTAGAAGTAAAGACGAGTCTGTATACGAAGCAGTCAAGCTAGTTATCATAGAACATGGTGAAGACCTGCAAAAGTCTGATGATAAAGCTAGGAATCTTGAAGCGGCACTGCGTGCTATCGTGTGGAGAGCAGAAGAGTATTGGGAAGATACGATAAAGATTACAACAATGCCAGATGGTACACCTGCTTTAGAACAAAGGTTTGAAGTTCCAATCTCAGATGATGGGTTGAGATTTTCTGGTAGGATAGATAAAGTAGCAGAATTAAATAATGAATTATATTTAGTAGATACTAAAACAACCAAAGCAAGTTTAAGTGATTATTATTTTAATGGTTTTGCACCTAACAATCAAATCTATGCATACTTGTGGGCGGCAAAAAATATTTTAGGATTAGAGATTGCAGGATTTATTATTGATGCAGTACAAACTGGTGTAAACTTTTGTAGATTTAATCGTGCAGTATTTAAAGTACCATCTCCGATTATCAAAGAATGGTACGACGATGCCATACATAAATTATCTTTAGCTAAAATATATGCAGATAAAGATTATTATCCTGCTGACTTTACTGCATGTGGAAACTATGGTGGTTGCAAGTACAGAGAGATATGTAATGAATCACCAGACCATAGGCATAAAGTAATCGAAGAATTATTTGAAAGAGAAGTTCATGAAGATTTGCGTAATGATGATAATGTAGTAGAGTTTAAACCCGAATTAGAAATAGAATGGATACCAGAAAATGATTGACGGATTACATTTATTTTGATATAATACAAATTGATAGGAGATAACATGCAAAATTATAGTTTATTATTTAAAGACAAACGAGTAGCAATCTTTGGATTGCCTGGTGCTTTCACGCCAACTTGTTCGTCTAAACATTTACCAGAGTACGAGGAGATGGCTGATGAATTGTTGCAATATGTTGATGACATATATTGTGTGTCTGTAAATGACAAGTTTGTTATGGATGCATGGGCAAATAGTTTAAATATTGAAAAGGTAAAAACAATACCAGATGGCAACGGTGATTTTACTAGCGAGATATTAATGTTGGTAGACAAGAGCAACAAAGGTTTTGGTAAAAGGTCATGGAGATACTCAGCAGTGCTTAAAGATGGTGCGATTGAGAAGATGTTTATAGAAAAAGGAAAGGGGCACAATGTTCCCACAGATTATGATCCTTACGAAGTAAGTGATCCGAAGACAATGTTAAAATATTTAAAGGGAGAGTAAGACATGGCAAACATAGCTAAACATATATCAGCAGATGTTACTAAACTTTTATTAGTGGGTGACAGTGGGTCTGGCAAGACATCTGCACTGGCAGCATTAGCAAATGCAGGTAAGAACTTGCGTATCTTAGATTATGATGATGGTCTAGATATACTGCCAGACTTGCTTACACCAGAAGCAGTTAAGAGAGTTTCATATGTAACTCTAAAAGATTCCATCGGAAAAGCTGATGCATTTAGAAAAGGTGTTAACCTAATTTCTAATTGGAAAGATGGAGATGAAGATTTTGGATCAGTAAAAACTTGGACTAAAGATGACGTGTTAGTTATTGATAGTCTGACATTGATGGGTGAGGCGGCTCTCAGAGGGGCACTTGTATTTAATAACAAGAAACCAACTGAGCAACCGACTCAACCAGAG